TAATCGCACTTGAAAATAATTCAGTTATGTTTGAAGTATCAACCGAACATTTTGATGACGATAGTTACAGAATAACAAGAGAAAAATATGGTGAAGTAGAACCATATTGATGTTATGATGGATTATGAGTTACACTAAAATTTATTTACCAGATATAGAAATATTAAAAAATAGATTAAACTCTTTAAATTGGATTAATTATTATAGAAAATTTGAAGTAGTAATCGGTCCTATTAATTCAGTGGAATATCTTAAACAAAAAATAAAATATGATAGTAAAAAAAATTGACATAGACAAATTAGTAACAAACAAAGATTTGGATAATTTTAAAAAATTATCTCCAATACAAAATTATCAATCTGGTTGGAGTGCATTAGATTTAGGAATTGAGCTACCAATAATTGCACTTAACTTTGGACATGATTATAATACATTTGTTATGGCTAATCCTAAAGTGGTGGAAACTTCAAAGGATAAAATAGTTTATTATGAAATGGACAATAAAAAACGTAAATTAAGAAAAACAACACGATTAAAATCTATTACAATAGAAACATCTAATCATGGTAAAATTAGTTTTGGTACAGAAAGGGATAGTTGGAAAGATTTCGATGATTTAATGTCCGATCATCAATTATTTGAATGTGTTACTATTCAAAGACTAATAGATGCAATTCATGGTATTGATATTACAGACCCATTACGAAGATATAATGAACAAGTTATCAAAAATGAATTTGTACCAAGAAATAAAAAAGTAATGTTACAATCTAAAAATGGAGATACTGTTTTTGTCAAATATAAACACGCTGACAAATATTTACAAAAAGGATATGAGGTTTTATAATGGCAAAAATTAAATGGATTTTAGAAGATACTGAATATTGTAGAGAAGCTTCAGAAATAGAATTTACTATTCCCGATGATATGACAATACAGGAATATAAAATTATATGCAAAAGACTTGCTTCTGCTATGGGATATCAAGACACTACCATACAACGTGCATTTGGAAATAGTGAATATAAAACTCAATACGATGATGATTTACAAAAATTATTTAATTCATTATTGTCAGATAACCCTTTGGTAGTAAAAGACCCATTAAGTGGATCTGGATTATTTTAATATGAATGAACACACTCAAAAAATTAAAAATTTAGAAATATTAGTTCTAATACTTATAGATTTATTGGTAGAAGAAGATGTAATAGATGCAGATGATGTTATGAGTAGATTAGATAAAATAAATGATGAAATAGATATGAAAAATTTAAGATATTATTTTGGAAAAGGAGGAGAAGCTTAATGGAAATATATACAATTATAATTTTACTTATTCTTAACATATATTTTGTCATAAGGGGTTTTAAACTTGTATCTATAATTGAAGATTTACAATCAGAAATTATTGAAAAAGATGACGATGTATATAAAACATTAAATGGTATGTTAGAAGAAATGCGTTCAATTGATTTAAGAGGAGCTTTCGAATCAGATGATGAGGTAGGTTCTGTTTTTAAAGAACTAAAAGACATAATTGAGGAATATAACCAAAAACTATATGGGTAGAAAAAGAAAAAATAAAAATTATTTTACAAAAGAAACAGAAGATGCAATCATTGAATATAATAAATCAGAATCCAAACAAAAAAAAGATATAATATATAAAGAAAAAATTGAATATCCGTTTGACAAACTTTCTGAAAATATTTTAAATACTTTTAAGTTTCAATATTTTGATGTTCCAAAAGAAGATGTAAAAAAAGAGGTAGTATCTCAGTTACTTGAAAAGATACATATGTTTAAAGAAGGGAAAGGTAAGGCATTTTCTTATTTTAGTATAATAGCTAAAAACTATTTGATAGCAAGAAATAATAAAAATTATAAAAGATATAAAAAAACAGAACTAATTTCCGAAATGCCCGTAACTTGGAATCCGGAAGATGATTTTTACGATAGAGAAAGAAGTGAAGATTATATTGAGTTCAAACATTTAATGATAGAATATTGGGATAGATATTTGACTGAAATTTTTGTTAAAAAAAGAGATATACAAATAGCAGATGCTATATTAGAATTATTCCGTAGAAGTCAATATATAGAAAACTTTAACAAAAAACATTTATATCTTTTAATTAGAGAAATGACAGATTGTAAAACTCATTATATTACAAAAGTTGTCAAAGTAATGAAAGAACATCAAAAACGAATGTTAAATGAGTTTTTAGAAACAGGAACTATATCAGATTTAGAAAAAGATACATTTTGGTAATAATTTCTTAACAATTTCTTAACATTAGACTATTTATAGTAAAGGAGGTAATTATGTTAAGAATAAAAAGAATTTTATACTGTACATTAATTTTTTTAATTGTTGGATTTTCAAATATTTTTGGCCAAGAAAAAATATACAATCAAAAAATAAAAATAATAAAACCAAATCTATATAAGATAGAGTATTCAAGCTCACCTTATGTTTTTACTGAGGGATGGATTACTAAAAGAAAAAATAATTTAGTCAAAACTGGAATATGGGTTATATATAGACATGGTCATAAAGTTCAAAAAATAAAATATAAAAATGGAGTTCTAATGTGGATTGAATTAGAAAATGGTAATAGATTTACAAAAGAACAAATACAAATAAATACATATAGAAAAAAACCTATACACTTATTGAAATCTGTATAGGAAATTGTCCATATCTATGTATAAAAACGCATACACTTATTAAAAAATGTATGTGTTTTTATACATATAAATTATTTAACCCAATCCTAAAAAGATTGGGTTTTTTTGTTTATTATATTTATATATAAAATAAAGATTATGAGCACAGATTTTGAACTTTTTCCTGGTAAAAATTTAAGTGGACTATTTGAAGATATTTACAATAATCAGATAAGTAAAAAACAAAGAATATCTGAAGTAATACAAGAAATGAGAAATATGGTAAGACACGCTGGTGATTTAGCAGTAGTGGGTCCACTTATTAATAACTTGATTGAAACATCAGTTAAAAATGATGATCTTTTAATTAAACTAGCAACCATTGCACAAAGATTGGTTATTTCAAATAATAAATCAGAAGGCGAAGAAGGATATTTAAGTGCAGAAGAAAGAAACCAATTACTACAAGAAATAAATGAAGTAGAAGATATGGTTATGGCAAATGATGAAATAGAAGAAGTAAAGAAAAAAATAAAATGAATTTAGCCAGTGCACGTAATGTTGCAATTCAATCAAATCAAAAAAAAGAATCTCAAAAAGAATCTTCTTTTGCTGCATATGTGTATGATGTTATTTTAAATACCGATGATGATATATTAGATACATTAGATTTATCAGAATTTAAATCAAGATATGTAGGAGCTATTTTATTTAGAAAACAAAACGATTTAAATGCATCTTCCACACAATTTGAAATTGCTTTACCTGATTTAAATGTTAAAATACTTCCTTTAAAAAATGAAGTAGTGGAAGTAATACGAAATAAAAAAGGTCAATTCTTTTACAAAAGAATGGGATTTAATGTAACCCCAAATGTAAACTCAAATAGTAATTCTATATCTAAAAATTTTAGAAAAGAAGAAAAGGGAGGATCGGGTAAAGAAAATTATTCAAAAGTTGCTCAAACTAATATAAGTAGAAGTAACAATGACTCATCAAAAGACATTGATGGATATGGTGATTATTTTAGTGAAAATGGGAACATACATAAACTTTCATTATTTGAAGGCGATAATTTATTAGAGTCAAGGTTTGGGCAATCGTTACGATTTTCGGCATACAACAATCAATCACAAACATTTTCTCCAACAATTATTTTGAGAAATGGTGAAAGTCCATTAACATTAAATAATGATGAATTAAATGTTGAATCAAATACTATTGTAGAAGATATTAATAGAGATGGTAGCACCATTTTAATGAGCTCAAATGATTATAGACTTCCATTTCAACCCGGTATATTAGATGAAAATGGAAATAGTAATTTTGAAACTAAACCGAATTCATTTAATAATTACCCAACTGATTTAATTGGAGATCAAGTTTTAATTAATTCTGGTAGAATAATTTTATCTTCAAAAAACGCTGAAATGATATTTTATTCTAAAAAAAATTACGGGTTTATTTCAGATGGTGCAATGTCTATTGATAATAGATTAGGAATTGATGTAAATGTAGGAGATGATATTAATGTTAGAACAAATGATAGAAATATAAATTTAGAAACGGGTAATGGAAGTATAAATTTAGGAACTAATGATTTACAACCAATCGTTAAAGGAGAAGAATTAGTACGAGTTTTAAAAGATTTAATTACGGCAATAAAAGAACAAATTTATCTTACTCCTTCGGGCCCTACTTCAACAGGCCCAACAAATTTAGCAACATTTACTAAAATAGAAAATGATTTAGAAAGTATATTAAGTTCTCTAAACTCCACTTCATAATGTCTTGGGATATATTCAAACAAAATATAAAAAGAAGAGTTGATAATCCTGAAACAATTAGTAATATTGATGATGTAGTAGATTTATATGCAATAGAATATGATGCTGCTATACGAAGGGGTGGTGATTTAATAAATAAAACAAAATTATTAAATAGTAATTTAGCTGCATTTAAAACTACACTAAAATTTTCTTTACAATCCGGACAAAGGTCAAACTCTAATTCTTTTTCACTTATAGATAGTTTTGGAAAATCAGTTATATCTTATTGGACGGGTGCACAATTAAGTCTAATTCCAATACCAATTATACCGGCACCTGGTGCAATAAAAAATATATCTATTACATCAAATATAGTTACTAATCCTGGTGTTTGGCCTTCATTACCACCAATACCACCAACTCCCAAAACTGATACATTTTTAAACCAATTGATTTTGGCATCTCAATTACATTTACAAACTATAACAGGAACAATTACAACCATATCTTTATATCCAGGTCCTATTTCTCCAATTATCGCACCTGGTATAATTCCTTGGACAGGATTTAGTGTTTGATAAAAAATACAAATTTTATATTTATTAAAAAGATAAAAATATTAATTATATGAATACGGACAAATTAGTAAAAGCAATTCAAATTATTATTAGAGAAGAATTAAAAACAGTTCTACCAAAATTGGTTAAAGAAAGTGTTAAAAGAGAAACTAAATCTATTCTAAAAGAAAATAAAGAATTGAAAGAAGCTCTTAAAGCACAAAAACACCAAGAACCAACTTTTATGGATGAACCCATAATTGAAAATGAATTACATAATCAATCGTCAAAACAATTGAGTAAAAATCCTATGATAAATGAGGTTTTAAATCAAACTCAACCATTTAATTCAAATACTTACGTAGGATCACCAATGGAAACAACAGAAAATACATTATCATTTGATTCAAAAAGTGCACCAGGCGGAATAGATGCAATGAGAGCTCAAATGGCTGCTAAAATGGGATATGCAAATATGGGTAGTGGGGCACAACCAACTGGTATAGGAGTTGAAACAGGAAACCCAATAGTAGATAAAGCATTAAATAGAGATTATTCTCAATTGATGAAAGCGTTGGATAAAAAGAAACAACCATTTAGACCAGGAATGTAATTATGGCTATAGTTTTAGGTTCAAAAAATATAAAAGATACTAATGAGTATAAAGATTATGCTATTGGATTATCTTTGCCTATAACTATTAATAATATTGCATTTGAGCAAACATTTCAAACAAATGAACAGGTCAAATCAAATATTAAAAATTTGTTACTTACAAAAAAAGGTGAAAGAATTTTACAACCCGAATTTGGAAGTGGGTTACATGAAGTTCTTTTTGAATTTAATAATGATGAATATTCATCTATTATAGAATCTGAAATTGAAAGTGCTATAAATCAATGGTTGCCTTTTGTTACAATACAAGATATAGAAATAGAACAAACGGATTTTCTAAAAGATACAAATCGAGTTAATGTTTCAATAACATTTAGAATAGGCGAAAACGTTGGTTTAGAAAATGTAACTTTTACAGTATAAGAAAATGGCAATAACAAAAATAAATAAAAATTTTAAGGGAAGTGGGAAAGATATAAAATATCTTAATAAGGACTTTCAATCATTTAGAAATAATCTAATTGAGTTTGCAAAAACTTATTTTCCACAAACTTATTCAGACTTTAATGAGTCATCACCTGGTATGATGTTTATTGAAATGGCATCATTTATTGGTGATTCACTTTCTTATTATATAGATGATACACTTAAAGAGTCATTAATGATTCATGCTGATGATATAGAAAATGTAATTTCATTATCTCAATATTTAGGGTATAAACCAAAAACAACTTCACCATCTGTAACAACTCTTTCGGTTTATCAATTAGTACCAGCTATTGGTACAGGTGCAAACAATACTTTTGATGAAACTTATTTTTTAAAAATACAAGAAGGATTGCAGGTTCAATCGAATAATGGAGTTAATTTTATAACACGAGATGTAGTTGATTTTTCTGATTCAATTGATAGAGAAATAAGTGTATATGAACGAGATGTAAATACAGGTGAAGTTACTTTTTATTTAGTAAAGAAAAGAGTTCAAGCTATTTCAGCAACAGTAGAAACTATTGAAATATCTTTTGGTGATTTTGAAGAGTTTAGAACAATTGATTTACCACAGACAAATGTAATAGATATATATGATGTAAGAGATTCCAATGGTAATAAATACTATGAAGTTCCTTACTTAGGACAAGAAATGGTTTTTGTTGACCATCCAAATACCGAAAATAATGACCCTGATTTATTTCAATTCAATACAACAGTTCCCTATATTTTAGAAACGATTAAAACTTCGAGAAGATTTGTTAAAAAAGTAAATTCAGACTTTACAACCACAATTCAGTTTGGTGCAGGTGATCCAAGTGCAAATGATGAGATTATAGTTCCAAATTTTAAGAATGTAGGACTTGGACTACCAAACTCGATAGATAGGTTGGGTGAGTCATTTGACCCCACAAATTTCTTAAAAACAAAGTCTTATGGAACATCTCCATCAAATACTACAATAACGGTAAGATATTTAGTTGGTGGTGGTAATGAAAGTAATGTAAGTCAAAATACAATTACACGAATTAATAATATTCAGTTTGAAGAAGATACTGAATTATTTACTCCAACTCAACTTTCGGTTTATAATTCTGTAAAAAACTCAATAGCGGTAGATAATGAAATTTCAGCAACTGGTGGTAAGGGTGGAGATACAATTGAAGAAATTAGACAGAATGCATTAGCTAACTTTGGAGCTCAAAATAGAGCAGTAACTGCAAAAGATTATCAAGTAAGAGCTCTTTCAATGCCAACCAAATACGGTGCAATTGCTAAATCATACGCAACCGCAGATGGAACATTAGATAATAACTCCCCATCTTCTATTTTAGCTTCACCAAATGCCTTAAATGAATTTACTGATTTAATTCAAGATTTTGTAAATAAACCAGATGGTGATGAACCAAATAGACAAGAAATACAAGATAGAGTACGAGATTATTTAGTTGGAAAATCAAATAATATTGATGAAAAGAATAATCCCTTTGCAATAAACCTTTATTTGTTAGGGTATAACTCAAATGGAAAACTTTCTAATTTAAACAGAGCAGTAAAAGAAAACCTTAAAACTTATTTAAACGAATATAGAATATTAACAGATGGAATAAATATTTCAGATGGATTTATTATCAATATAGGAATTAATTTTGAAATAATAGTTCAAAAAAATTATAATAAAAGTGAAGTGGTTATAGAATGCATTCAAGAGTTACAAAATTATTTTCAAATTGATAATTGGTCTTTTAATCAAACCATAAATCTAAGTGAAATTGAATTATTGATTGCAAATGTAGATGGTGTAAATTCAGTTCCAAGTTTAGAAATTGTTAATAAATGTGGAGGACAATATTCACCAAATTCATACGACATAAAAGCTGCAACAAAAGGAAAAATTATTTATCCTTCATTAGACCCATCGGTTTTTGAAGTTAAGTTTCCAAATGCAGATATAAAAGGGAGAGCTAAATAATGGCACATTATTTTTTAACTGCTTCAAAAGATGCAACGGTTTATTTACAACAACCAGACCAAAATACTGGTTTAGATGAAATACTTGAAGTAAGTAAAGTTTATTATGGAAACATAAAAGATGTTTCAAGAGCTCTTTTAAAATTTGAAACTCAATTTGTTTCATCTTCTATTTCCGCAGGTAATGTTTTAGTTGATGAAGTAAAATTAATATTAAGAGAAGCAGAAACAGAAGAAGTTCCATTAGATTATACTTTATATGCTTATCCAATTTCACAATCATGGGAAATGGGAAAAGGAACACGATTTGATAATGTAGAAACTGCTGGTGTAACTTGGAATTATAGGGAAGGTGATTCAAATTTAGAATGGTTAATAGAAAATACATTCACATCCGACTCCACAGGATCATATAATGGTGAAGGTGGTGTTTTTTATTATGATGTTTTTGGTTCTCAAAACTTTACTTATGAAACCAAAGATATAGACATGGATATTAAAACTATATTTTTGGATTGGATAAGTGGCTCAAAGATAAATGAAGGAATTATTATTAAGCATGATTTTTCGGTAGAAGATGATACAAATGATTATGGAATAGTAAAATTATTTAGTAAAGAAACAAATACTATTCACCAACCAAAAATTCGTATAAGTTGGAATGATAGTACCTTTTCAACCGGTTCTTTAACGGAATTAACGGATAATGAAATAAAAGTAAGTTTAACAAACTTTAAAAAAAATTACAAAGTAAATACAACTCCAAAAATTAAAGTAGTTGGTAGACCTTTATATCCAGAAAAAACTTTTTCATCTACTTTTGAATATTCATTAACAAAGTTTTTACCTTCTACTTCATATTATCAAATTAGAGATTACCATACTGATGATATTATTGTTCCCTTTGGTGATTATAGTAAAATTAGTTGTAATTCAGATGGAAATTATTTTAACTTAAACTTAACTAACTGGGAAGTTAATAGAGTATATAAAGTTGAAATAAAAATAGTTAGAAATGGAGTTGCAGAATATTTTGATGGAGATTATACTTTTAGAGTTATTGAATAATGAAAAAATCAGTTCTACAAAACGAAGAATACCTTAAATCAATTCAAGAAAGAGGTGAACTTGCTTTACCAAGTAAGAATGAAAAAGGTGTAAATGTTTTTAGTGGTTCTGATGATACTAATGGTTTGGTCCAAACACCACCTGAGGTAGGATCGTTTGTTACAAGGAGTTTATATGAGGAACAGATACAAATTAATGAAGAAAGGTTAGATGAGATAGAAAGATTAACAACTGATGTAAGAAATTTATCATCAGAAGTTCAAACTTTGAATTTAGTAACAGAAAGTTTAAACAGAGAAATAGATGGATTAAAATTGGTTGGAACAGCAACAGACAATCAGTTACAAAATATACAAGAAGATTTTTCCAATCAAACATCTGATTTACAAAACGCTATTCAAAATTCTGTAAAGGAGTCTATTGAAAGAGTTTCATTACAATCAAGAAATGATGCATTAAAACAAGAATT